GTCACAATCCGGATTTTGAATAAGATTAATAAGTGCTTTATTAAGTTCATTTAAGTTAAATTGCGGGATAGAACTAGCTAAACCTACGCCGATACCTTGTGTTCCATTACAAAGATTATAGAACCCCTTAGATGGAAGAACCGCTGGATATTGTTTTGTATTATCGTAGCTATCTCTCCATTCTATTATTGTATCTTTATCAATATCAGTAAATAGAAGATTAGAGATAGAAGAAAGACGAGATTCTGTATAACGGGAAGCAGCCCAGTTGCCGCTTTCGATAGGAGAACCTACGTTACCTTTTACTTCAACTAGTGGATAGCGCATAGCGAATCCTTGTCCGGCGCGCATAATAATTCCTTCGCAGCTTGAATCACCATGGATATAGAAGTCTGCCATAGCCATACCAACAGCGTTAGCAGTTTTCTTATATGGATTATTATGCGTAAGCTTATGAAGAAGCATTGAATAGAAGATTTGACGTGCAGAAGGTTTAAGCCCATCGCGCGCGTCAACAAGTGCACGGGATTGAATTACCATGCCCGCGTATTGCGCGAAAGATTGTTCAATTACTGGTTTTAATTCACTCATCTATATCACCTATCCAATTGTTAAATTTTTTCTTACAATTTTCGCATAATATGATTTCACCTTTATCATATTTTGCATAACGTCCAGTAACTGACATAATCATACAATCTGTTAATAAAAATTTATTTATTTCTTTACCACATTTATCACAGATATATTTAATCATTCTTTTTCATCCTCTTCACACCTTCATAAAATCCTTTTAAATAATCATAGCTTAATTCAAATTGGCCTTGCTCACAAAAAATACCATCATAAAAACCTAGTAAATATTCATATGATAGTTCTATTATTTTAAGAGGTTTACGAGCTATCTCCATTTCAATATCAGAATCATGGATATTACAATCTTTATAATCTTCTTTAAGCATAATTTTACTCCATTTTTATTACTAACCAACCATATTCATTAGGAATATACATATTTTCTTTTATTATTTCTTCTCTTGTTAAAACTTTAAATATAGGATTTTTATACATTTCTTCTCTTAAAAAGGTATGAACATCTATTACAAAAATATCCCCTTTATTAAGTTTTACTATCTTTTCTCTTTCATACCCACATCTTTTACAACTTATTCCATCATAATCATTATATGAACCGCATTTAGGACATTCCATAATTTCGCTCTCCCAATTACATCTAGTGCAAGTGATTCTGTTATAATAAGCATTGTATTCAGCTATTACTCCGCATTTTGGACAAATTTCCATATTATTCTGTAATCTCCGAAAAATCAGAACTATTTAGATACTCCTAAATAAATTTACATAAATTTTCTTCTGGTACATAAAATTCAACTACGCCGGTTATAGAGAAAAAATACAAACATAATTTATTATGATAAATCCAAAAAAACTTATTTGTATCTAAATATATTTTTTTCTTTTTATTAAAATTAAACTTTAAATCTTCTTGCTATTCAATAGTAATTGGACAAATAAAATTATTCATTCTGTTATCTCCGAAAAGTCAATATTATTAAATATAAAATCTTTCTTACTCTTTACATCTTCACCCATTAAATCATATAATAAACCTAACGCTTCATCACTATATTCCATAGCTTCCATGCGCTGATACTGCTCAGTAAACATAGATGCTCGCGCAGTTTCGGGTGGTAATTCACCAAGACCTTTCGCGCGCGTTACTTCACCTTTAATCTTACCGCGCACAGCGTTAAATTCCGTATCATCAAAATAGTAACTTTCTTGCTTACCATTATTAACAATATAAAGCGGTGAGCGCAACCAGCACAAACGTCCTTCTTTAATAAACTGTGGCGCAAGATAGGTAAGCGCAGCCATAATTAGAAGTCCAATATGGTATCCATCGCTATCTGCATCAGTACAAATTGCAAGACGGCCATAACGAAGTTTTGAACTATTATACTTCCCCGGCACAATATTCATCGCGCTCAAAAGAAGTTTAATTTCTTCATTTTCAAAAATCTTTTCTTCGGGATTCGACAAGCAATTAATAATCTTACCACGAATTGCTAAGATGCCATACTTCTTATAATCGCGCGCTTGAGCCATGCCGCCCATAGCGCTATTACCCTCAACAATAAGAAGGGTCGAGTTCTGCCCAAGAAACTCCGCATCTTTTAACTTATCAGATGCAAAAACCTTTTTTTTCTGATTCTTTTCAATTTCTTTTGAAGCATTAAGAACTTGCTGGCGCGCCTTCTCTGCCGCAGCTTCCGCGCGAGCTACCTTCCGAAGTAATTCAACTACTTGGTCAAAATCAGCACGTCGCTTTATGTAAAAATCTTTAAGGGCATTTGTTATTGCTGCTGATGTTGCAGTACGCGCCTCTGGATTGGCAAGAGCTGTCTTTTGCTGGTTTGTAAATTGACCCATTCGTACTTTAACACTTACAAATCCGTCCAATACATTACGAATAGTTTCACCTTCGTACTTTTCTTTACTTAAACTATTAAAGGTTTTAGTAAGAGAAGTTTTAAAACCACTTATAAAAGCACCTCCGTCTGGCATAAATAGGTTGTTTGCGTAACCCCGAATTTGGCCGTTTTTACTTACCCATTGAAGTGCAAGTTCAACTTTACAATCATCTGTTTCATATTGATATGAAAAAGGTGCGGATAATCTGTTCTCTTTAGAAAGGCCATCTATAAGACCGCTTTGAGAGTAAAATTCCTCTTGCGCGCCATCAATATTTAAAATAATGTGTAGGCCCGTAGAAAACATTGCCATTTCTTTAAGCGTCGCGCGCAAAGCTTCTACATCAATAAATATATCTCCATACACACGTGCATCTGGTTTATATTGAATCAATGTGCCAGTTTCATCATTACCGGGATGCTCTTTTACATCACAATCAGCGTGCGCGCCCTCTTCGTCAGAGTGGAAGGATTGGAAGTATATTTTATTATCACGATATACTTCTACTGATAGCCACTCGGCTGTATGGCAAACAATTTTATTACCTTCGCCGTTAATGCCTACCGCGCTAGAATATACACCTTCCGTATGCTTACCGCCCGAGTGCGGAATAAGAAAAGCAGCAGTAAGTGAATTGATACCATCATCACGAATACCAACTGGAATGCCGCGCATATTATCTTGCACCCAAATTTCTCTATTTTTAGTATCTAATTTAATAATTAATTTAGGATTTTTAGGTTTATATACTTCATACTCGTCTTGAACATTTACAATAAGTTCGCGCAATCCGAGATTAATAGCTTCTTGACGGTCTGCAGAGAGATACATTCCTATCTTTTCTCGGAACGCGCGCCCTGCAGAAAGAGAAACTATATCATTCGCCGTATAATTCACGAGTGATTTCCTCCAATCTTTTTTCAATATCTTCTAAATAAGTTATATAATATAGTTTTATATTATTTTTTTGACAATAATCAAATTTTTCTTTATCCCGTCTTTGTCTTTCGATAAAAGATTCTTCTGTATTCCAGCTATCTGCTCTCCATTTAAAATGAATATCACCCTGATATTCTATTAAACCTAATAGGTCATTATTTTCATTAAACAAAGCAAAATCAAATTGATAAGGTTTTGTTATACAAATAAAATCTTTAAATGAATATTCACTTTCATATTTATAGTGATGACTATTTAACCATTTAGTAATAGTTACGTTACCCACTGAATTAACACAACCACAAGATTTAGTGTCTCCAAAATTTAAATATTGATGTTGTATTTCACATACATTACCACAGTCGCATTGACACTTCCACAATCTTCTTCTTTTTCCATTCGCGCCAGTAACGAAACCGGCTTCTTCTAAAACTACTAACTTACCAAATCTCAATCCTGTTAAATCTCCGCCTCTTTGTAAGTTAGATTGCATTACTCTTTCTTTTTGATAGCATCCGCAAGATTTTGTATTACCAGAGCGTAAATGTTTTCCTAATACTATAACTTCATTACCACAATCACATTTACATTTCCACATAGCATGTCCATCTTTATCATTCGGCGCGCGCTCTATTACGGTTAAATAACCATATTTATTGCCAATTTCATTTTTTAAATTAGCCATATTTATCACCTCATATATAAGTAGAACTGGCTTAAATGGGATATATAAATTTAGTCCAGTTTTTAATAGGTTTCTATTTTTATAATTTCTTTTCTACCGTCTTTATAAACTTTTATAGTTTTTTCTGTAACTTTAAAAAAGCCATAAGTAATTTCACGATATATAATATCTGCCGTTTTAACTTTTTTTAATGGATTTTGAGGAGGCGGAACAAAATTTGGATTTACTGTCTATTTTTTATCAATAATAATTGAATAATTCATAATTCAAAGTATAAGCTCCTATTTTCTTTTTCTATAAATATTATATCATAAATTAAAAAAGAAGTCAAATTTAATTGACTTCTCTTAATCTATATTTACATTAGGTGGAACAAAATTATCAGCTCTTACCCATTTCCAATTATCTTCTACCCATACAAGAAAACGAGTAGTTTGATAGTATTCATCATATCTTACGCTAAGAACAGTATAAATCTCATTATTATATTTATATTTAACTTTAAACATTAGTTTCACCTGTATTCTTAAGTTCATATGGTTGAATATATGGAATTTCATCTCCATCTTCTGCGCGTAATACACCCCTAAGCATAACTCGGGTTCCAAAATCATCATCAGAACGATATGCATGAGTAATAATTATTTCGTTTTCAATATATTTTTCTTCTATATGTATTGAAATTCCAGGAAATTTTATCTCTTTTATTAATTTAATCTTTTCCATTTACTTTATTCCCAACTTTCTATATTAGCTTTTTTCTTTTTGTTATATACCCAATATAAATTTTCTCTCGCACGAGTCGCCGCTACGTAAGCTAGTCTTATTTCCTCATCACCCCATAATCTAGCTCCAATAACGACCACATTATCCGCTTCAAGGCCTTTAGCGGTGTGAATAGTTAAGACTTTTACTTTATCCTCTTTAGTAAGTGCATCTAATTCATCAAAACTTTTTCCGCCACGTTTAAAAGTAATATTTGGAATACGATAAGAATCTAAAATATACTATATACTTTCTATCTAATCATTAGTGCGCGCGAGTATAAACCAACTTCCATATGATTCTTGACTATTATTTATTAATTTAGCTATATTTCCTAAATTAAATTCAATCCATTCGACTCTTCCGGATGTTGAACGCATTGGTATTGAATCATCATACATATGAGATTTGGTACGAATTATTATACTTTTTGCAAAATTAAGAATATTATATCCATTTCTATAATTTTCATCAAGAGAATATGTATGTACCTCTTCATAAGAGGCTACTTCTAAAAAATCAGCCGGTTTGGCATCTCTCCATTCGTAAATACACTATCTTGTATCACCGCAGTAGAAAAAACCAACTGGGTCTATTAGCGCAAAAAATTCCCATTCATTTTCTGAACAATCTTGAGCTTCATCTACTATAAGATAATCTACTGGTTTGATACATTTTTTATGTCGTTTTACCATAGTAAAAAGACTATCAAATTTATCTTCATTTATATACTATAAAGCTTTTTCATTTAAACCATATATACTTAAAAGATAAAATGCATAAGCATGAATAGTTCCAATAAATAATCCATCAACGTAGCCAATTCTTTTTTTCATTTCATCTGCCGCGGCAGTAGTAAAGGTAATAACAACCATTCGTTCTGGTTTACAACCATGTGAAAGCATAAATTTTACTCTTTCAGTTATAAGAGTAGTCTTTCCACTAGCAGCAGCCGCATGGACAACTATTTTAGAATATGGTGATTCAACTATTTCTTTCTATTTTTTACTTAGATTCATTTATCCACCCTATTTCTAATTTAATAACGCTGTCGCGCCATATAAATTAATCCAATATTTTTCTCTCTCGTTTAATTTTTCTTTTGATACTTCTTCTAAAATCTAAAAACTAAAATTCCAAATTCCTTTCTCTTCCATTTTGGTATGGAGAGAACTATGCGCGATAGTGCCTAAATTAAATGCGCTCTTTACATGCTCTGTCCAACGATTAGCTATATCAGTAGAGCGCCCTATATATATTTCCCCAGTAGGAATATAGGTTATGATATAGATTCCGCTCGGTTTCTTATTGCCTAAGACTCGTTTCTCCATTTCAGAAAGCGGCCGGCGCACATAACAATCGAAGGCGGCTCTATGTAAGACTTCTTTGTTATTAAATTTATGTTCTATATCTTTAATAATCTATAAATCCTCTATATCATTCTAACTTAAACAAATACGATAATAATCTTTTTCTTCTTGTATCTATTTCTCGCGTAATACCTATGAATTTACGACCTCGCGCCGTCTGCGAAAATCATCTAAAGTTTCAAGTATATCACAATATTCTAAAGAAGCATCAGCCGTTATATCCTATATTTCTTTCAGCTATTCTTCCAAATCTTCTTTTTCTAAATTAAACTAATTATTTAATATCTATTTTTTTTCTATAAACTATTGATGTAATTCTGAGATTTCTTTTTCTACCTATATCTATTCTTTTAATTTTTCATTAGTATAATAAATTTTTAAATCCTATTTGATTCTTTCTCGTTCTGTATCTCTATATTTCTAAAAATTTTCATCAAGATTTTTTGTTATATTGTCATAATAATTTTTCTGCGTTAAATAATTATTATATAAATTATCTACTCGCGTTTTATATTCTTCTTGAAGTTCCTACTCCTTTCTATTATATTCTTTTTTAAGAGAATCTTCTATTTCTTTATATAACTAATTTAATTCTTTTATTTTATTTTCTTTTATATCTTCTAAAATCTAATTATTATTTTTCTTTTGTTTAAAAAAGAGAATAATAAAAATTAATAGTAAAACTCCAAGAGCGCCATAAATAAAAAGCTCCATAAATTTTACCACTCCTATATTTCTAAATATATTATAACATAAAAAAAGAGAAAAGTCAAATTATAACTTTTCTCTTTAAAATTTACCAATGTAAATCTTCTTCAGTTAAAACTACTTCCCAAGTATCTATTTCTTTTTTTAATTCCTCTATATAGGAATTACCACCTTGCGCGCCGTAGTCATGATATAATTTAATAAAACATTTTTTATCATACTATAGTATTTTTTTATAAGGCAGATATTTATAATAAATATCAGTCATCTGTTTTCTTAACATATCATTTGAAGAATTATTTAATTTATCTAATTTTTCGATTATTTCTTTATCAGATTGTTCAAAGTGAGCTACAAGTGGAGGTACAAATTCTTTTACAAATTCATCTGTAAATTCTTTATACTGATTATGCGCAGCCTCTCGTTTTGCTCTTTCTTTTTCTTTTTTTCTTTCCTAAGCCCATTTGGTCTATTCTGTGGCTTTTTTAAAAGCTTCAAAAGAAATATAAATTAATATAATTAAGCCGCCGAAAAAACTTGCAAAGTCTGAGAGCGACCAATCGACTATATCTTTAAAAATATTCATATCATCACCTCTACATAAAGTAGAGTTTAATTAATATTACTTTATTTTTTTGGGACTTTTATCCTATCATTATGCCATTTATTAATTACATGATATTTCTTTTGAATAAGGTCATTAAAAGTTTTTATAACGCCGCCATCTAAATCCCAATATGGAATTCGGAACAACTATATATTGCGCGCGAGAGCATAAGAATTTTTGCGACGGTCGTGTTCTTGCTATTTTTTTAATTCTTGCAGACCGCGTATTGGAAAAAAGTGATACTACCCATCTACTTCTATAAGAAAATTCACGGTAGGTAAATAAAAATCATATCTAAACCTACCGTGTTTTAAATCAGAATAAGTTTTTTCTCGCTAAAATTTAATACGTTCTTTTTTTAATATAAGTGCTACTTGTTCTTCATAACTACTCACAATCCAAGTTTCTCCCAAGTACAATCTTCTATATTAAGGTCAGGACGAAGTCTAATCATTTTCGCGTGACGAAGATTACCGTCTTCTGTAAATTGCATTGCCCCAACTTCTAAGCATTTTCCAGTATATTCTTTATAGTTACTTTTAATTTCATCACTAAGACCACTAAGATAACCAATAGGAAATACTTTTCCGTATCGAAGAACTCCTATTTCTAAGCTGCCGGCCATTCCATTAAAATAAGATTTAGTAACTGGTTCAATAGGCGCGCCGTTCATATATTCTCTATAATGGTTGCCTTTTAGTTTTTCTTTGGTAATTGGGTCTTCCCAATATTCCCAACTAGGTAAGCTAATTCCACTATATATTCTAGTTGGTGACGTCGCGCGCCCTGTAAAGAAGCAATCTAGGCTTTCTCGTAATTCTTTTTTGACTTTAATTGTCATATGCGCCGGGGTGCGCTTAAAATAAATAGGACAATCTTCTCGTGTAATTACTACACCCTCTCGCCCGCTAGCTAGGTAGTTCTGTAATTCATTCCATAGAGACTCTCCATAAAAATATACTGCCCATTTAATACAAGGTTTATTGTATTTTAAAGACAACTCAGCTAATAGATTTATTCTCTCTTTAAAAGGCGTATTAATTAAATTTTTCCCGTCATAAGCACATACATCAAAAATATAAAAACTAAGATATTGGTCTTTCTTTTGCCGCTCTATACATTTTTCTTTAAGGCATCCGAGTAGACTAGTTATTTTTTGTGAACCCTCATTACCGGGCAAATAACACTCACTAAGTAATACAGTTCCATTAGGCAATTCTTTCATAAATTCATCGAGTTGCGGAACCCAATCATATTTATTAGTTGGTTCACCTTTTACATTTTTTGAGCGCGCGACCATAAAACAGTTGCCATCTTCATCCTTAATAAGACGCTGATAATATCCGTCTACTTTAAGCGCCCCGTAATAACGCCCACTAAAAATAGCATTTTTAATTTCAGTCTTTCCTTTTTCTGCACTATAGGATGAAGGAATACTCCAGTATTTCATGGCTTCTGCATTATACCAGTCAAAACCATCAACATAACCTTTCATATATTTATATTCTCCTTAAATATATATTATATCTATATATTTTCCCTATTATATTTATTATTTCTTTTGCTTATTACTCTTTTATTATACCATATTTTTACTCTATTTTCAAATTTTAAAATGGTCTGAGAAAAGTAAAGTTAGTGGTTTGTTAATTTACTTATTTTATAGAGTATTATAGCTGGAGGAATAGGTATAAATATGACTTATAGAGGCACAACTCCAAAACATATATTTTATTTTCCTTTCATGAGAGATGAAGTAAGTGTTCTTAAAATTACCTACTTCCAGAAAGGAAAAGTTAAGTTCACTAAAGAATTAACAGATGTAACTTTTTAGCCAGATGAAGAGACTATTACATTACAACTTACATAGGAAGACACATTATCTTTTGAAAAATATAGTTGGCTTGATAGATAGCGCGACTCGCTTATTTTAATTCAATTAAGAGTTAAATTAAAAAATGGCGATTGTTTAGTAAGTGACGTAATGAAAGAAAGACTTGGTGATGTTTTATTGGATGGTGAGATTTAATGAAAAGCGGAATGAAAAGCTAGGATAGTTATTTTAAAACTACTTTTAGTTCTGATAATTCTTAGGTAAAATTTAATGGGAATTTTAAGTCTATTGATAGTAGTTCTGATATCGATTTAGACCTGCTGATTATTTTTGACGGCGGTGATGTAAATGGTTACGAAAAAGATATTAAAGACAGTATTTAAACTGCGCCGTGCGAAAGAAGAAGAGTGGGAAGCAATAAATCCAGTATTAGCTTTAGGAGAGCCAGGTTTTGCTTATGATGTTTATGGGTTAAAGATAGGTGACGGAAGCTCTCATTGGAATGAATTAGAATATTTTGGAATTACTAGCGAATAGGTATTAGAATTATTATCTACTGTTAAAGTTGAAGATTTATTAGATGGCGCGGAGTATGCTAAAAAAGACTACGTAGATTAGAATTTTGAAAATTTAATAATAGATTGCGGTACTAGTACCACTGTAATTTATTAAGGTGGTGATTTTATGGGAGTTAAAGAGGCTAGAATAAAATTTAAAAGAGATACTACCGCAAATTGGAATAATGCCCGAGGGTTCATTCCATTAGAAGGAGAAATTATAATTTATACAGACTATAAAACAGTAACTGAAAATGTAAATGGGGATGATATTATCACTTTTATACCAGGAATTAAACTTGGTGATGGACGTGCATATGTACAAGATCTTCCATTTGTAGATAAAGAGTTAAGAGAAGAACTGCTTAATCATATCAATAATTCAAATATTCATGTCACCGCATTAGAAAAAGAATTTTGGAATAATAAATTAAATGTTAATGATTATTCTGAAGTCGTCAGTGGTGAATTAATTTTTAATAGAAACTAAAGGAGATAAAAAATATGCCATATGTCGATGTAAATATCCCTATTATTGATAGAATAACGCTGCCATCTGGTAATACTTATTATATTGCTGATAGGGAAATTAGAGACGTTGTAGATACCTTAAGTTAGGCTATTGCGGGTGGTGTATCTTTTGTAATAGCCTGGGATGGAACAAGTACTCCGGTAGTTGCAAACATTCCAGCCGGAGTAGTTGTTACATATGAAGGTACTGATTATACCGGTACATTAAGTACTAGTAGCGCGCAGGCTGGCGCGTTTTATCTTGTGAAGTCTGCAACTTAGGCAGGCGGAACTTTAGATAAATATGATGAATATGTTCCTGTTGGCGCGGAAGGAAGTAAAACTTGGGAAAAAATTGGAGATACTTAGATAGATTTAACAAATGTGGTTACTGGAGTTAGTCTTACTAAATAGACTGATACAGTAATTGGTGCTGATGCCACATTTACTATTACTCAGCCTACTATTACTCTAGCTACAGATACTACTAGTGGCACCGGTAAAGTACAAGTTGTTACTGGTATTACAGGCGCGAGTGCTAGCGGAGATAGTGTTACAGCCTTAACCGGACTAGGTACGCCTTCTACTGATACTTTTTTAAAGGGCGTTAAGGTTACTACTCAACCTACAATAACTTTAACTGCTAATAGTAGTACCAGCACAGGACGTATTACTTATGTGCAGTCTCAAGGTACAGCAACAACCACAAAATTATCTGCTAGTGCTAGTGGCGGCGCAGTAAGTGCAAGTGGAGATAGTGTTACTGCTATCACTGGTCTAGGGACTCCAACTACGCAAAGCGCGGTTAAATCTGTCACTCCAACTACAAAGAAATTGGCTACTACTACTATTACTGGGGTAAGTGGAAGTACTACTCCAAGTGTTGTCCAAGGAAGAACAAGTCAAACCACCGCAACTGGTGGTGGTACCGCGAGTACAACCAATACCGACTGGCTTAAGGGTGTTAGCGTAAGTAATGGTGTCTTAACAATTGGCGCGGCGACACTCGCTACACAAACCACTTATTCTGCAAATGCGCCTGGAACAATTACAGTTCCTACCGCTGCTTCAAGTGCCACAACAGTTGCTACCGGTAGCACTACAACTTCGGGTAGCGGCGCGAATGTTGTAACAGATGTAAGTGTTGGTGATACTTTTAATGCGGTTACAGGATATGCAAGTCCAACTACTGATACAGTTCTTGGTACTGCTTCAAGCTTCAATGTAACAGACCCAGATATTACTATTGTAGGTGGTACAACTGGTGATGTAACTGTTGCAACTGGTATTGGCGCGGCAACTACAAAATATTTGAGTGCAAGTGCTAGCGGTGCGGCCGTTGGCGCGGATGGCACTGGAAGTGCGATTATTGGACTTGGTACACCAACTACAGATACCGTTCTTGGGACAGGTTCTACAATTACTATTACACCTAGTACAACTTATATAAAGGGTACAGCAAGTGGAGCCAATACGGCTTGGAATAATAAAGATACTGTTACGGTTCTTAAAGATACTACTGATGTTAGTGTTACTAAAGGAACTTAATAAAATTAAAAGTTTTTCGTATACAGCGCGGGTCGCATAATTTTATACGATTCGCGCTGTATAAGCGAATAAAGGAGTAAATATATGGCAACTATTAGTCATATTACATTACCAGATAATACAGATTATAGTATTTAGGCTACTGGTATTTTTATTGGATAGGTAAATAGCACTTCTACAAGTACGGTTTATACTGCAACTATTCCGGGCGTTACAGAGTATTATGATGGATTAACTATTTTATTAAAAAATGGTATTGTAACTTCTGCATCAGGTTTTACTATTAATATTAATAATTTAGGAGCTAAACCGTCATATAATAATATGACGACAGGTAACGACATAACTCCTACTGAGCCTACGCGTGATACTACAATATTTAATATTAATTATACAATGCTATTCGTTTATGATAGCACGCTTGTTAATGGTGGCGCGTGGATATGTTATCGTGGTTATGATGCTAATACAAATACTATTGGTTATTAGCTTCGCACCAGTAGTTATACTTTAAAAACATACGATAAGTTTAGATATTATCGTATTTTATTTACTTCATTCGACGGTACGCATTGGGTACCGGCTAATAATGGAACAGATAATAGTACAACAAGTATAAAAACTGTAAATTAGAGGTCAATTAATCCATTTGGGTCAATTGTATATTGTGGTAATAGTACTGATTATGCAGCAGAGGCGACTATTACAGCTTCTGCAACATGGCAATAGTACCCACTTGCTTTAGGGTACTCATTTAATAGAACAGGAGCTGCTCTTACACTTACAGCTCAACTCCCAGTGTATATAAAATGCGCGCCGTAGAGCAATGGTGGTGCAATTATTGACAGTACTACTCCATATGTATAGACTTTACCAACCACAGAAGATGGAAAAATTTATATTTTTCTTGGAGTCGCGTATAGTGCTACTATGATAGAGATGACTTTAAATCACCCAGTATATTATTGTAAGGATGGCGCGATTAGATTATGGACTAATGTAGCCGCAAGTCCTGTCGGTGTTACAGGGGTTAAAGGAAATTCTGAATCAAGTTATAGAACTGGGTAGGTTAATTTAACAGCCGCGAATATAGGTGCCGCGTCTCTAGTTAATGGAAAAGTTAGTCCAGAGTAGGCTTCATCTGATATTGTCACATTAACAATACCTAGTGGTACAACTAGCTATAATCTTTCCACGGATTGGATAGGAAAAATGGTTTTAATCGAAGCTAGTAATGATGTCAGTATTTTTGTACCAAATAATAGTAGTTTTGCCATAGGTACAGAGATAGAAATTATATCCAATACTACACATACAATTACTATTACTGCGGCTGCATCTTCTGTTAGTGTTTTTAGTTTAGAGGGATTAAGATCAATAGCTGGACAATATGGAGCCGTTTGTTTAAAGAAAATTAGTTCATCTTAGTGGATATTAGCAGGTGCATTGGCATGAGAACAAGTAGAAGAATGTGTTTATATGGTTTTAATTCTGGGTCATTTGATGAGCATGACTTTACATACACTGGAACTTATTCCTTTTCTGTAGATAGTACTTATACTATTATTAAATTTTTAAGTAGTGGAACTTTTACCCCCAAAAAAGAAATAGAAGTAGATTTCTTTGCTTGCGGTGGCGGTGGTGGCGGTGGATCTGCCACAAACAGCAGCGGCTACGGTGGAGGCGGTGGCGGTGGATACACGTCTACTGTTCTCGCTTAGACACTTGTGGCAAACGTAGGGCTGACCGTTACGGTCGGTGATGGTGGCGCTGGTGCCGCAGCTCTTTCGTCAAGTCGCGGAACCACAGGCGGCACGTCTTCCGTGGCCGTTTCCGGGACGACAATCATATCCGCTGCGGGTGGCCAGGGTGGCTTAGGCGCATCAGGCTCGTCCAATGGATACCGTACTGGCGGCAAAGGCGGATCTGGTGGTGGAGGCGGCGCCTACGGAACTAACGTAACAGGCGGTAAGGGTGGTACAGACGGTAGTGCTGGAGCCGCCGGCGGTTATAGCGGCGCATCTTATGATGAACCGCGGAGAGGTAAGGGCGGAACGGGTCAAGGTTCTACCACCAGAGCTTTCGGCGAAGCAGATGGCGAGATTTACGGCGGTGGCGGTGGCGGAAAGGGAACTACTGCCGGTCAGCGCGGTGACGAAACCGCGACCAGCGCGAGAGGCGGGTCGTATACGACCGTTGTACCTAATCGCGGTGGTGGCGGCGGCGGATCTCATGGTTCTTCGCCTGGTATCAATGGTGGATCTGGCGTCGTAATCATTCGTAAAAGAAATTCATAAATAGTATAATAATATTATATATTTAAAAAAAGACTATGTGTTATACATAGTCTTTTTAAATATCAATTATATTTTTTATCTTTCATAAATTCTCGTGCCTAAGCTTCTAATTGTTCAAGTGTCCCATTATTACTAATTACCATATCATATAAATCTCGATTAAAATTTTCTTTTTTATCTCCGTTATTATCTAATGAATTTGCCGTCACGCGCTCTATAAGAATAACCTGTGCATTATATTTATCTCTTAATTTCTAAATTTCAGAAGGCTCGCGCACATCAATAAAGAAAATTAATTTATCTCCGTCATAATCTCTATTATTCATCCAGCGTTGCTAAAGTTCAATATAATTCACTATCTAATTAAAGGGAAAATTATTATATTCAATTAAAAGCTATTTTAAATCTGCTAAAAATTTTCTGTCTTTTGGTTCCTTCGCCCCATTCCATCCACACTATTGCGCGATTTCCTTTATTGGCTATATTGAAGAGAATATGCGCACATAAATTGGATTCAGTGCAAAACAATAATTTTCAAAAGTTGATTTTCCCGACTAGGGTTCACCATTAACAACTATTACCCTCATTCATTCCACCTCATATTTTATATCTAAGTATTTAATATCTTTATATTTCTTACTAAAAACCTCGTGGCCACAATCAGGACAAGGCATAGTATAAGCGGTTCCTTTAACTCCTGACTACTCAGTATCTTCTTCAAAAACACATCCGCAATTTATACATTTAAAAAATACAGTTCTAATAGTTTTAGTCGGTTGTTTTAAACTACCATGCTTTATAATCCTCATTTATTTTATCATTCCTTAATTTTATCCATTTAAAAATTCATTAGTCCATCCATCAGTATATGGATTTGGCTCTTTTTTTGCTTCTGCCGCCCCTTTCTTGGCAAGCTTATCTACTAATTCATTTTCCTCATGTCCCGCATGACCTTTTACTTTAATAAATAGAATATGAGAATCTCTAAAATATGGAATTAATTTTTCCCATAAATCTCTATTAGCTACTGGTCCTTTTGCGCTATTAACCCATCCATTAAGTTCCCAGTTCCTATACCATTTTTGTTCATAACAATTAATAAGATAAGCACTGTCACTAATTATATGGAGGTCTTGTTTTTCTCCGTAGATGGCGCGCGCGGCTTCAATTCCTTTAATTGCTGCCATTAATTCCATTCTATTATTTGTTGTACAGGCCTCGCCGCCATATTCAGATATGGCTTGCGCGCCATCTGTGTAAAATATATACGCCCAACCGCCACGGGCATTTTTTGTTCCATTTCCACTTGCGGCGCCATCAGTATAAATATCAATCCAGTCATTCATTATTATTTAAATACTCCCATACATCAGACCAAATTTCAAAGTTTTCTTCATTTGCTTCAGAAATATCGCTAAGCCATTTATGCGCGGTACGTCCGCTATTTTTCCTATCCCAAACATATCTATTATTTCTAAATAATTTTTTTTCATGTATAAGAAAATTTATATAATGAAAAAAACTACATCCTAACTTAATCTTATAATTAAATAACGCCGCGACTGAATTTGCAATTCTAATACAAATCTTACTATCTAAATAATTTGGGTTAAATTCTCCGATATTAATTACATCGTTATCACGTGAGCCTTCTCCATACATATTAATATAGAGGATTTCTGTAAGTTTTGCTAATTTATTTTTGTGTTCCATAATATTAAATCTCCTTTTTTCTATAAATATTATATCATATTTTTATTTAGATTGCAAATTATAGATTTTTTAATTTAATATTTTACTTATAATATAGAATAAATGTATATATAGGAGGAGCATAAATGGATTTTAAAAGAACAATAAAATTAGGGATGTCTGGCTCTGACGTATTATATATCAAACGTAAATTATTTGAACTTAATATGTATAGTAGTAAAATAAAACGTATTACTAGTAATAAGTTTCGTGCGGATAGTGTATTGGCTACTTAGAATTTTTAGAAAACATATACAACTATAAGTGGCACCCCTTTAGAGGTAACAGGTACTATTTATGAATCTTGTTGGTATGCTATTGAGGCTGCGGCGCGTGGAGAATTAAAACCTGGCGGAGTGACACCTATTCCACCAGAACCAAAGCCTAAGTAGGGCTTATTAGATTCATATACATGGATAAAAGAGTCTAAACGAAAATTAATTGAAAAAGATTTAATTAATACCAATGAAATGCGTCGTAATATCTGTCTTGAAATATTAAAATATGCTTATGACCCAGATTACAGAAAAGATAATGTAAGAGCCCTTTATATGTGGGGAGGTAATTTATATAATACTGACCTCAAACTTAATATCGCAACTGCTGCAAAGATAGAGGCCGGCGCGAAGCGTCATCCAGATAAATACGATGGCGGGCGCAAAGAATGGATGCTTAGTGAAGTTAAGAAAAATCCTAATTTACCCGCTTCTGATTGTTCAGGTATGGAAGTAGGATGGTTAAGAAAATTTAAATTAACTAATAATAGGTTTGACCAAAATGCAAATGCATTAGGCAGTACACAATTTAGTGTTAAGTGTGAAATAAAAAATTTAAAACCAGGCACCTTTGCCCATAGAGACGGTCATCTTGGCACTTATGTTGGTGGAGGATATATAATAGAATTTGTAGGCGGTGCGTATGGTTGTTAGCTTACAAATAGGACTAATAGAAAAGCGTGGAATTTTATAGATAAGAAATTACATACATTCTCCGCGTGGAAAGATTTTTGGGATTTTAAGGAGTTATTGAAGTATGATTGAGGATAGAAAGAAGGATGATTTTATTAAAAAAGTTATAATTGGTACTTTTAGTTTTCTTTTTCTTTTTACTATTATTATGATAATTGTATTTTTAATTACTGGTAACACTCCAGATGTGCTAATTGGGGCCGTATTCGCGGCTTGTGTCGGAGAATATTCAGTATGCGGAATGATAAAGAAAACTAAAGAAAAAGAATTAACTGAACGCATGAAAGAAGGGTGTTTGGATGTTGAGGATGAATATAAAGATAATGATGATTTTAGTGTTGCGGGAAGTACATTTGAGCCAGTGGATGAATATATAAGTCTCGCGCACGAAGGAGATATTGAAGAGGAGGCTATTGATTAATATGGATGAAAAATTCTTATGGCAACTTTTTGTACAGTTTTCTCCGCAAATTTTAGAGTTAATAATTTTAGTTGCGGGTTTATTAATTATTAATGCTTTTAAAAAGTAGGGTGCTTCAAAAGAATAGATTGCACTTATTGAAAGTGCGTATGAGATTCTTACAAGGGCCGCGCGCACAACTAACTAGATTTGGGTTGAAGCAATTAAAAAAGCCGGCGGCAAATTAACTGAAGAAGAAGCCGAACAAGCTAGAAAAGACACAATAGAAACATTTAAACAAATGATTACAGAAGCTATGCAATTTGCAATTGAGTAGGCATATGGGTCTATTGATAAGTGGATTGAGTTAAATCTTGAGAGTGCGGTAAATAGTGTTAAAGATATTTATATTCCAATTATGGAGATAGAAGAGCAATGAGCTATAGTAGTGTTGAGGATTATGTAAAAAATGCCGAGAGTAATAGGAATCCTGCTGTTTTAAATTCTTTACTTGAGAGTGAACCTGGTATGAAGGAATTACCAGAAATTACAGCTGAAGATGAAGGAAAAATTTTACAAGTAAATAATGGGAAACCTTCTTGGAGTAATGGCGGTTCCTCCGGCGGCGGGGTACTAGTGGTGCATGATGTGAATAATACTTTGGATAAAACGTGGCAAGAAATATATGACGCACCTTTTTGCGTTGTTGAAAAAGAAGAATACTACGGAGACGCCGTCATGATTAAACAAGTTAGGTGTATTGAACAAATAGGCTATGATTCTTCCGGCGAGGACCCCCGCTTCTTGCTGAATGTTAATGGTTATGATAACTCGTTTGTTGCGCAATCAGCAAACAGCTATCCAAGGATTGATGATGGAGAACCGCCTGCTTAACTTATGGATTAAAAGGAGCTACAAATGCTGACTGAGATTTGTCAAGAGCCTTAACTATTCTTAAAAGATAAAGATAAAATTTGAAAAAATTTAAAATTTATTTTATTCGCGCGCATATAAATATAATAGGAAGAAAGAGCCTAAATTTTGGGCTCTTTTTTATTTACAATAATATTTTTTAATTTTGATTTCTTTTAAATTTTATGATATAATAATTATAGAATAAAAGAAAGGCGTTTCCAGCGAGTTGGCGCAGACGTCTTGAAAGGAGATAATAATATCTTGTAATACTGAAAATGGCTCAAAATTGTAGATTATTTTCTTTCTAAAATTACTTATAATTAGAAGAAAATAGGAGATAAAATTATGCCAGCTAAAATTAATTTATTAGGTTAGACCTTTGGAAAATTAAAAGTTATAGAAGAAACAAGTGAACGAAAAAATAATTCCGTGGTTTGGAAATGTCAATGTGAGTGTGGTAATATAGTATATTATTCAACAAAAGAACTACGAAGCGATGGAATTATATAGTGCCATAATTGCGGAAGAAATAGACTACCAAATAATAATTTAATAACTGATATTATTGGTAAAAAATTTAATCATCTTACGGTTTTAGAAAAAACAGATAAACGGTCCGAAGGGAAAATATTATATAAATGTTAGTGTGATTGTATTAATAATACTATTACATATGTAACAAGAACAGATTTATAGAGTGGTCATACAAAAAGTTGTGGTTGTATTAAATAGAAATATCAGGCTGGAGACATTATAAACAATAGATAGATTTTATATCCAATTGGTAATAAAGGTAAAGAAAAAAGATTATATTATCATTGTAAATGTCTTTTATGCGGAAGAGAATATGATGCTTTAACAACTACTTTAGATACAACTATTAGTTGTGGTTGTTAGAGAAGTATCGGTGAATTTAATATTATTTAGACTTTAAATAATAATAATATTAAATATTAGAAAGAATATTGTTTTCCAACGTCTAAGCTTCGTTTTGATTTTGCTTTATTTAATTCAATTAATTAGGTTTATAGATTGATTGAATTTGATGGAGAACAACATTATGAAAACAATATAAAAAATAGCGGTTGGAATACATATCAAAAATATGAATATACTTATTAGAATGATTAGAAAAAAAATAAGATAGCTAAAGATAACAATATACCTTTAGTTAGAATCCCTTATTGGGAAAGAGATAATATAACTTTAGAAATGCTTTTAGGTGATTAGTATTTAATTAGATAAATTTTAAGGAGATAAAATATGAGTAGCTTTGCAAATGCTGTAAAAAAAATGGCATCTGAGAAATTAACTGAAAACTATGGTTTTGCCTACAATAGTACTGGTAATAGTGCGCTTTTGGACCTTTTTGGAGTGGTAGGTGCGCTCAGGACTCGAAGTGAAGATGAAATTGAAATGAAATTCGCGGATGCTTATAGCGAGAATTGGGAATTGGCTATGCGACTTTTGTTCTATACTCGTAATATTAGAGGTGGTCTTGGGGAACGTAGGACTTTTCGTATTATGCTGAAGTGGCTTTGTAGAGAGCATCCAGAGCTCGCGGAGGCTAATATCCCTAATGTTGTGGAGTTTGGCCGATTTGACGACCTTTATACCTATATTGATACGCCCGCAGAGTATGCTATGTGGGAATATCTTAGCAATATTCTTACTAGAGATTACGAACTGATGCTTCTTGGGCGCCCAGTGTCTTTGTGCGCGAAGTGGCTTAAGAGTATTAATACTTCTAGTAATGAATCTCGTAGGCTCGCGCGCATGACTATGCAGAATCTTGGTTTTAAGACTGAAAAACAATATCGTAAGGTTCTCGCGCGACTTAGAAAGTATTTGGAAGTTACTGAGCATCAGATGAGCGCGCAGGAATGGGATAAAATTAATTATTCCCATGTACCAGCCTATGCAATTAAGAATTATGGGTCTGCTTTTGCTACTCATGATTTTGAGCGTTGGAATCAATATTTGAACGATCTGAAGAATCATAAGGAAGGTGTTAAAGTTAACGCTAGTACTTTGTATCCCTATGATTTAGTAGAAAAAATTTATGACGATTACTGGTGTTATAAATTTAAATATGATGCGCTTATTGAGGAACAGTGGAAAGCACTTCCTAATTATGTTGACGATGGCGTGAACGTACTTATAATGGCAGACGTCAGCGGTTCTATGACTGGGCGGCCAATCTGTACTTCTATTGGACTTGCAAATTATTTTGCTCAGCACAATCACGGAGACTTTGAAGGGCTTTATCTTACTTTTACTAGTAATCCTAGATTTGTTAAGGTTAGTAAGAATGAAAGTTTAAAGTCAATGTGTGAAAAGGCCTTTCAAGAAGTTGGATATAATACTAATTTGGATAAAGCTTTTAGGCTTATCTATGATACTGCCGTGCAGAACCATGTACCACAGAAAGATTTGCCTAGGGCATTGGTTGTAATCTCTGATATGGAAATTGACAACTATATTCGGAATAAGAATTTGAACTTTTTGCAGAAGTGGAAGCAAGAATTCCATAATGCTGGGTATGAAATGCCGCAGTTGGTGTGTTGGAATGTAGAGGCGCGTAATGATACTTTTCTTGCGCAGGCGGCAGAGAAGGGTATTAAATATTTGAGCGGGAGTTCTGTATCTGTATTTAGG